CGCCAGCCCCGGCGCCGTCGGGTTGCACACTGCTCGCTCACGCACGCTCGCGCTCTCGCACACTCTCGCGCACCATCCTACTACTATGATCCAAAAAAATTTGGGCGAAAAAAAACCCGCCGAAGCGGGGTGAGTGGTGAGGGGCTTGCGCCCCTGTTGTCATTCGCTGTCGGATTTGAACCCGTCGAGCTGTTCGGTGGCGAGATCGATTAGATCTATCGCAAACCCTTTCAGCCCCAAGAGATTTGCCTGTTCAATCACTTTGTGGATTGATTTATCTAAGGCGTCGCGGGTTGTAGACTTTACAGCGCCTGCTTTTTTACTGTCTTCCGCCTTTTTCTCGGTTTGCTTTTTATTGTGCGTTTTAGCCAAACCCCGTTGGAACGGTACGTTTTGCTCAAATGCTATCCAGAACGACGTCTGATAATTATTCGTTGACGCCTTAACAAGATATCCGGCCTCGACCAGTCCCATAAATAGCGCTTTGACTTCCGCGCGATGGGGGTTCCGTGCCGAGTTACCCTTCATGAATTCCGCTTTGCTGACATTGCACGCTAGCGTCATTGCATCAACGGCTTTTTGGATCTCCGCGTCTTGCGCTTCGCGGATTGAGTCTTCGAGTTTACGACCCTTCTCGAATGACTTAAAAATTGACTGAATGATTGATTTGGTAAGTACTGACATTTTAATTTCCTTAAAGATACTGCAAAAGCGCAGTGAATGTATTACACCATATTATTATTATATTGTCAACCCCTACGCGTAGTTCTACTGGTAGAGGATTTACCGGCCCCCGCGACCCCACCGTACCCCGCCCCTCCCTTGTGGACAATGGGACTCCTCGTGTCCCTTTACGCTGAGCGCGACATCCGCTAGGACTCCACCACCAACACCATATAATAAAAATATCCTGCCAGCTAGACCCCACCCCCCTTCTACAGGGAACACCCCCCGTCAAGGTACCCTATTGACACCCCGGAATAAAAATACTATATAATGCGACCAAACCACAGGCTGCAAACCTCGCCATGTACACACCAAAAATCGATATAGATATTCCCCCTGCGGAGTTCTCGCCGACGTTCCAAGATCTGGAGGAGCGAGTCGCGTGTGCGGTGCACGCGTTATTCGATTCAGACTCCCTGCCACCCCCAGACGAAGTAAGCGAGACAGATAAAGATGCAGCCCGTGCGATTTTCACGGGGCGCGATGTTGCCACGGATGAGAACCTATCTTCCCCCGGGGTCGTGGTGTATTTGCAGTCGCTACTGTCCGAGTACGACAAGACTATTGTAAAGAGCGCTGCGCAGCTGCGGACCTACGTGACAAACCGGCTGCTGGCCGAAACAGACAATGCAGACCCGCGCATTCGCATGCGGTCATTAGAGCTACTGGGCAAAATCTCCGACGTCGGACTGTTTACGGATAAGACTGAAATCACGATGCGCCACCGTCCAACAGAAGAGTTGGAGCAGTTGCTGCGGGAGAGGCTGACGCGAGTAATCGAGGGAGACCACGTTGTCAAACCTCACACTAAAGAAATAGCTACCACCGTTGAAGACATAAATCCGACCCATGGACCTGACCAAGGCTGATATTAACCGGATTATTAAGGTGCTTCCCCCTGCGGAAGCGGCTGAACTCGTCTCTATGTTTGATGAGTTGGACGAGCGCAAACGCGTTTCACTGGCACAGGACGATTTTTTGGCGTTTATTGCCGCCGTTGACCGTAGTTATAAGTTCGGAATACACCTGAAGCGGCTCGGTGGCCTGCTTATGGACGTGGAAGCAGACCTAAAAGAGCGTATTGCGGTGTCCATGGCACCTCGTATGGGCAAGTCCCAGATGATTTCGATCTATTTTCCGGCATGGTACCTAGGCAGACACCCCGACCACAAGGTAATTGTGGCCTCACACACGGCAGATTTAGCGGTTGTGATGGCCCGTAAGGTGCGAAATCTGCTAGCTACGCCGGAATACAAGCGTATTTTCCCCAATACCAAGATTGCAAGCGACGCTAAGGCGGCTGCGCAGTGGAATACTACCGAGGGCGGCGAATATTTCGCGATTGGTGTGGGCGGAGCCCTTGCTGGACGCGGCGCGCACCTGATTATTGCCGATGACCCGCTGTCTGAGCAGGATATTAAGGCGGGAAACACTAATTCGCTGGATTCTACGTACGAATGGTTTAGTGCGGGCTTGCGAACACGACTAATGCCTAACGGAAAGATCTGCGTTCTACATACCAGATGGCACCAACGGGATTTAATTGGCAGATTGCTCAAAGATACCGCCATGAACGAGGGCGGTGACCAGTACGCAGCGTTTGAGTTCCCGGCAATCTTGAATGAGGGCACTGCGGATGAGAAGTCTATTTGGCCAGAGCAGTGGACGCTAGAGAGCCTCCAGCAAACGCGGGCATCAATGCACCATATCATGTGGCAGTGGTATGCGCAGTATCAACAGAACCCAACGGCGGCAGAAGCTGCGATCATAAAACGAGATTGGGTCAGATACTGGCCGCATGCGGACCCGCCAGACTGCGACTTTATTGTGCAGGCCTACGATACGGCGCTTACGACTAAGCAGCGCTCAGACTTTTCCGTGTGTCACACGTGGGGTGTTTGGTTCAACGAAGAAGATAACTCCACGAATGTGATCTTGCTCAACAGCGTCAAGGGCAAGTACGAATTTCCAGAGCTCAAGACGATGGCGCGTGAGCAGTACGAAGAATGGGAGCCCGACAGTGTTGTGGTCGAAGCTAAAGCGAGCGGGCAGCCGCTTATTGATGAGATGCGACGTAGCGGTTTGTTTGTGCAGGACTTCAGTCCGGGTAAGGGCCAAGATAAGATTGCGCGCCTTAACGCAGTGGCGGATATGTTTAGCTCAGGCCACGTATGGTTTCCGGAAACTGGGTGGGCGGCACGGACTGTGGAAGAGATACTAGCTTTCCCCGCCGGAGAGCATGATGACGAGGTGGACGCCATGACTTTGGCGTTGATGCGAATTCGCAAAGGGGGCCTGTTGCGTCTAAGCACTGACCCCGAGGATAATGAGATCTTAAGCCGCCCCCGTCGGGCCGCGTTTTACTAAGGAATTTATATGGCTACCAATAGTATGAACCCCAGCCTGACGCAGGCCCCACTCGGACTGACTGAGGACGAAGAAGAGATGCTGGAGGGCGAAGCCCCCGTAATCGAGATTGAGATTGGTGAACCTGACGATATCGAGATCGGTATTGACGGAATGACTATTGACCTGATGCCTGACGAGGAAGACTTAGGCGGCGTGCCGTTTGATGCCAACCTTGCTGAGCATATTAATGATAGCGAGCTTGAGCAGTTAGCCTCAGAGCTGTGCGAGCAGGTTGACACTGATATTAATAGCCGCCAAGAGTGGGCGCAGATGTATGTCAGAGGTCTTGACGTGCTGGGCATGAAGTATGAGGAGCGCACTGAGCCGTGGAACGGCGCGTGTGGCGTGTACTCTACGTTGTTGACCGAGGCCGCAGTGCGGTTCCAGAGCGAGACGATTATCGAGACCTTCCCATCAGCAGGCCCCGTCAAGACCGAGATTATTGGCGCGGTTACTAAAGAAAAAGAAGACGCCGCAGTGCGTGTCAAGGAAGACATGAATTACCAGCTCACGGAAGTGATGACTGAGTACCGCCCTGAGCACGAGCGCATGCTGTACAACCTAGGCCTTGCTGGTTGCGCGTTTAAGAAGGTGTACTTTGACCCCGCGAAGAACCGTCAGGTTGCTATCTTTATCCCGGCTGAAGACTTAATTATCCCCTACGGTGCCGCAAGTGCACGTGACGCGGAGCGTGTAACGCACGTTATGCGTAAGACTAAAAACGACCTACGTCGCTTGCAGGTCAGCGGGTTCTACGTAGATGCGGAGCTGGGCGAACCCACCACGATCCACTCGGATATCGAGGAAGTTAAGGCCAAAGATCAGGGATACTCCGTTACGGACGATGACCGGTACCAGTTGTTTGAGGTCCAAGTTGAGCTGGACTTACCCGGCTTTGAGTCCGAGGACGGTTTGGCGCTGCCTTATGTGGTGACTATTGATCGTGCGACACAGACCGTGTTGGCTATCTATCGTAACTGGGAAGAGGATGACGAGTCGTACGCAAAGCGCAATCACTTCGTACAGTACAACTACATTCCGGGCTTTGGTGCTTACGGTTTGGGCTACATTCACCTGATTGGCGGCTACGCGCGCGCAGGCACCTCCCTCATCCGACAGTTGGTTGATGCCGGTACTTTATCAAACTTACCCGGGGGTTTGAAGTCTCGCGGGTTACGTATCAAGGGCGATGACACCCCTATTGCCCCCGGCGAGTTTCGTGACGTAGATATCGCGAGCGGCTCAGTGCGTGACAACATCATGCCGTTGCCGTACAAAGAGCCAAGTCAAGTGCTGGCTGCACTGCTAGACCGCATCACAGAAGAGGGACGACGCCTCGGCTCTATCGCTGACATGAAGATCAGTGACATGTCAGCTAACTCTCCCGTTGGCACGACCCTTGCGATTCTTGAGCGTCAGTTGAAGACGATGAGCGCCGTGCAGGCCCGCGTGCACTACTCGATGAAGCAGGAGTTTAAGTTACTCAAGACGATCATTCGTGACCACGCTCCTGATGAGTATTCGTATGACCCACAGGGCGGCGACCGCATGGCCAAGCGCGCGGACTACGACATGGTGGAGCTTATCCCCGTGTCTGACCCCAACAGCTCTACGATGGCTCAGCGAATCATGCAATATCAAGCTGTGATTCAGTTGTCTCAAAGCGCTCCTCAGATCTACGACTTGCCCCAGCTGCACCGTCAGATGATTGAGGTCTTAGGGGTGAAGAACGCTGACAAGTTAGTGCCTGTTGAAGACGACATGAACCCGCGCGATCCTGTCAGTGAGAACATGGCGTTCTTGAATGGCGAGCCGACAAAGGCGTTTATCTACCAAGATCACGACGCCCACATTGCTGTTCATACTTCTTTGATGCAAGACCCATTGATGGCCGCTCAAATTGGGCAGAATCCACAGGCTCAGAAGATGATGGCGGAGATTC